AGGAGCATTTGCTCCAGCTTCCAGGCCTCCAAACCGGGCTTTGCGGCGATTTTCATGACCGTGGTGACCGAAGGTACCAAGCTCATCTTTCGTGCGTCCCTGAGGGTCGTGGAGCGGTCTGAGCCATCTTTGGCCTTGACCGTGTATTGAGGCCCACCGTCCTGGCGGTACCAGTGAACGGATTCAGCCGATCTTGCAATGATTGTGGTCATGTGCTTTTCTCTTTTCTGTTTAATTCATTTCCGCCACCAGCGGCGGCTTCATAAAAACTACTCACATTCTTTGACTTGTCTTTTTGTGATCTGTGCTTTCTGCCGCAATCAGAGCAAACGTGGTAATGCGTTGTTTTTATGAGTGGATCGCCATCTCTCCATTTGGGGTAAGTCGTTATTTCTTCTTGCCCAGTGATGGTGAATTTTTCAATGCACTGATTAAAAGAACAGACCTTTTGCATTGTCTTGGGATCAATGTAATCAATGTCTGTTTTGAGCTTCTTCAGTTTTTCTGGCGCGGTCATGTTGTGGCTCCTTACAAAATGCGCATGATTTCAAGGGTGTCTTTGGCGGTGTTGTACGAGGTGACAGTGTTGCTGTTACCAAAGACTCGACACGCATACCCAGACAAGGCTGATTGGGTTCGTCTGCGCCCGTACTTTATGGGTACTTCAACCACATCACCGGGCTTCATTTCCTTGATGTAACCGCGCACATACTCAGTGAGTTCGCCGTGAGGCTCCTCATACTTTGTGCGTGTGCGCTCAGGCTTTGGTGGGGCTACCTCAAGGTTTCCGTGCTTCTTTCCATCAAAGTCGATCACAGCGAATTCAACGCCGATGTTGTCGAGCATCTTGATGACTTTTTCGAGGGCTATTTGTTTGACGTCCATGTTGTGCTCCTCAGAATGGAATTGAATCGTCCATATCGTCATACGAGGCGGCAGGCGCAGGCGCATTGCTTTGCGGTGCGTTGCGTCTTTGCCACTCTGGTGAAGATGAGATCTTCTTCTTCAGGTTGTCGCTGAAGGTTTCAAACATGGCCATGTCGGGGTCGCCGATGGTGAACAATTCATTCTTGTTCACAGGTGTGGGCAAACCAGCTTGCTTGATCACCGAGGGCACTGGCGTGAGGCCATTGACATTGGTGTAGGTCTTGCCATCGTTGCCCACACGGTCGATGATGTTGAGCATGCACCACACACCCAGCACGGTCTTCAGGTCAAAGCGGCGCATTTCCTCTTGCGAGAATTGCTTGCCACGCCATGATTGAAGGTCAAGCCGAAGGTTGGCTTTTTCCGACCACGACAGGGTGTAGTTCTTGAAGATGCCAAACGGGCGACCGTCCTTCATCTTGAGGGGTTCACCGGCATCGTTTGTGCCGTGAAGCTCCCAGCCGAGCATCACTTTGTGGAGGTATTTGACCTGCCCCATATACTCTGACTTCTGGGTACCCAAGTCAATTATTCGGTAACACCGACCAAGATGCATACCGGATGGACAGCGTTCAAAATCACCGCCCTTGTCTTCAACAATAAAACTCATATCAACTCCTGAAAAACGTCCATTTCGGACAAACCCGGTCTTGTGACCGTAGGCAAACTATAACACGGAATTTGAAAATGTGTTATAGTTTTTTCAAACCCCATGTTAGAGAGCAACAAATGAATCTAAAAAAATACTTTGATGATGAACCACGAGGTGCCAAGCAAGAGTTGGCCGCTCGACTGGGCATCACGCCGACTTGGATGGGCCTGCTGATCAGTGGTAGACGCAACTGCTCTGCTGAGTTGGCCAAACGGATTGAAAAGGCAACGAAGGGCAAAGTCACACGCAAAGTCTTGCGCCCGGATCTTTTCGCATGAACTCAATGTTGAGTGTTTAAGGAGTGAAAATGAAAGAAATAAAGCTTGAAATCATACGCATTGATGGTGGTACCCAGTACCGCGATCAGATCAACCAAGATGTTGTGCGTGACTACACCGCATCAATGCGCAACATGGATGTGTTTCCGCCCTTGCAAACCGTGTTTGATGGATCAACCCATTGGCTGGTTGATGGGTTCCACCGCTACTTTGCTTACATGGCGGCAGGTGCAAAGCTGGCCCCCGTGGAGTACAAGCCCGGTACTCAGCGTGAAGCTCAAGTGCTTGCCATGGGCGTGAATGGAAATCACGGCCTGCAACGCAACAATGCCACCAAGCGCCGGGTGGTTGAGGCGGCTTTGATTCACGAGGACACCAAAGACCTGAGCAATCTCCAAATTGCCAAGCTGTGCAAGGTGTCAGATACTTTTGTGGCCGCTGTGCGCAACCCTGAGGCCAAGGCCAAGCAGGCTGAAAAGATTGAGCGCCACTTTGAGAAAAAACTGGCTGAAAAGGCTGAATCCGGTTTAACCGAACCTGACGCAAAACTTACAACCCCCGAAGATGATTTTGCCCCTGATGCCGAGGAACTGAAGGCCAACGACATGGCCCTGGCCGCTGACATTGAGGCCATGCACCGGTTCCTCGAGGCCGATGACAAGATGGCCCAACAGCATGCAGAGATTGAAAAATTGAACTTCCTCAATGCCCAGATGCAACTTCGGATCGATGCCCTCATGAGGGAAAAGAACGAACTGGTCAAGGAATGCAAGAAGCTCCAAAAACAACTCAACAAGGCCAAAAAATGACTGACCTCCTAGCACCTAAGGGGTGTGATGATGGAACTACCTTCCCTGCTCCCCGCCCCTTCCAGACCAATGCCCACAACTCCCTGCGCCAAGGGTTCCGTGATGGCCACAAGAACCAGATCATCATGGCCCCCACGGGTGCCGGTAAAACCTACCTTGGTTTGCGGATCTGCAACGAGGCCATGCAAAAGGGCAAGCGTGCGGTTTTCCTGTGCGACCGCACCACGCTGATCAACCAGACCTCTGAGGTCGCTGATGCCTACGGATTGACTTCCCACGGGGTCATCCAGGCTGAACATTGGCGGCGCAGGCCTGAGGCCTTGCTCCAGATCGCCTCAGTGCAGACGATTGCCAAGCGGGAGTTTTGGCCAAAGCTGGATGTGCTCGTGGTTGATGAGGCCCACACCACCTACAAGGCTTGGACTGAATTTGCCCAAAACACTGGTGCCGCCGTGATTGGGTTGTCGGCCACGCCATTCAGCACGGGCTTGGGGAAGATCTTCACCAACCTGATCAACGCCACTACCATGCACGAACTGACCGAATCCGGTGTGTTGGTGCCCATGCGGATCTTTTCCTGCACCAAGCCCGACATGAGCGGTGCCAAGACTGCCGGTGGGGAGTGGACGGACAAGGCCGCTGAGGAGCGCGGCATGGAGATCGTGGGGGATGTGGTCACTGAGTGGATCAAATTTGCTGAGAACCGCAAGACCATCATCTTTGGTGCCACCATCAAGCACTGCCAGCAACTTGCCCAACAGTTCATTGACCAAGGTGTCATGGCCGCGGTGTTTACCTCTGAAACGACCGACACTGAGCGCAAGACCCTATTGGAGGAGTACCGCAAGCCCAACAGCATGCTCAAGATCTTGATCAGCGTGGAAGCCCTGGCCAAGGGGTTTGACGTGCCTGACGTGGGCTGTGTGTGCGATGCACGCCCCCTGCGCAAATCACTGTCCACCGCCATCCAGATGTGGGGCCGTGGCCTGAGGTCATCCCCTGGCACTGGAAAGAAGGATTGCTATTTACTGGACTTCAGCGGCAACATCGTGCGCTTTGCCGATGACTTCACTGAGATCTTTTTCAACGGGCTGGCCAAGCTTGATGACGGTGAAAAGCTTGACAAGGCGATCCGCAAGGACGAAGACCACGAACTCAAGGGATGCCCACGCTGTGGCTACAAGCCCTACAGCAAGCGCTGTATGGCCTGCGGGTATGAGAAGGTATCCCCAGCGATCCAAGAGGCCCTCCCAGGTCATATGCAAGAGATCTACATCGGTGAGGGCAAAAACAAAAAGAAGCTGGCTGACAACGCCGAGCACCTGTGGAATCAGGTGTGCTCATATGCACGGCACCACAGCCAGCCTGACAAGCAGTCCGGTCGGGCTTGGCACCTGTTCAAGAAGATCACCGGCCAGGAGACTCGCTGGCAGTTCAGCAAGGCCCCCACGGTGGAGATCAGCAAGAACGTGTACAACAAGATCCAGTCGTTGAACATGGCGTACAAGAAGGGGGTGGCGCGATGAGCTTCATTGACTTTGCACGCATCCACGGGGTGGAGATCGACCCCAATCAATTGATTGCATCTGAGCGGATCAAGCGCTGTGGGACGGTGGACAAGCCTCGCTCGGACAATGGGGCCTACTTTTGGGACGGTCGCAAGGGCTGGGTTCAAAACTGGGCAGATGGCTCCACAGTGATCTGGTATCAGGACGGGAATACCAAACCATGGACTGATGAGGAAAAACGCGCCTGGGGGGCCAAAAAGCGGTCTGCTGAGGATACCCAGGAGCGCCGGTATGAGATGACCGCCCAAAAGGCCGACATGATCCTGCGGTCGGCCAAGATGGAAACCCACAACTACCTGCACATGAAGGGCTTCCCTGAGATGAAGGGCTTGGTGCTGGACGGCAAGCTGTTGATCCCCATGCGCAACGTGGCGACCAATATCCTTCAGGGTTATCAGGAAATCTGGTGGGATGCAGAGTTGCGCAAATACCACAAGAAGATGCTGGCTGGCATGAGGGCCAAGAATGCTGTGCTGTGGATGGGTGCCAAGGACGCCCCTGAGATCTGGCTGGTCGAGGGCTATGCCACGGGCCTGTCGTTGCACCACGCCCTTCGGAGCACCGGTTCACCGGCCAGCGTGGTGGTGTGCTTCTCAGCTTCCAACCTCGTGCAGGTGGCTCCGCAGATCAAGGGCAATCGGCTTGTATTTGCTGACAACGACGAGTCCAAGACCGGGGAAAACAGCGCTGTGGCCACCGGCCTGCCTTGGACGATGGCCAACGAGGTTGGGTGGGATGCAAATGACCTGCACACCAAGAGCAGTTTGTGGGCTGTGGTGCAAAAAATTATGGAGTGCCGAAAGAAGTGATATGATTTTCAGGCCCCTTAAGTGGGGCCAACACGCATGGGTATTGAGTCTGAAAAGCAATCATTGAGTGGGCGGTAAACGCAAGCCCGACCCCGCTCAATTCCCATGCGTGTTGGTAGGTCTTGACACGTCATGAGACGTGTTGATAGAATTCCAGCAAACGTCGGATTGGAACCCCGGCGTGAAAAGCTGTTAAGTCAGACTCCGACCCCACTGGGGTATGTGTCCTTCAAAAGAGGATGCGGTTCCAACGGGGTCTGTCTTAACAGCTTTTTTGTTTTACTTCCCGTACTCCGCACGATAGCAAGCACCCCAGTCGTGGTGGCGCGGAAGGAAAGCGTACACGGTATGCAACCGTGGCTCAGTGATGGTGATTGGCAGGTATGAAGCCGGTCAGTTGGGTGTCGTATTCGGTGTCTTGCAAGCCAGCCGATGCACAACCCATTAATCCCGGTGCTCTGTGTGGATCGCAACCACAACAGTCGCCATCACTGAGCCACGGGCTAGGGGGCAGTTCCCGAATAATCCGTGCGGCTGGTCGAATCATCAAGCCGGGGGTAGACGGTATCCAATCCGTCACATGATGATCCACGCAAGTGGGGTGAAGCACCTTCCCTCTCTACTCCTCTCTGGGGTAGGGGGGTCTTTGGGTGAAAGGATTTAATAAGGTAAGAGTAAGGGGGGATGGCCCCAAAAAATTTTGCACAAAACTCTAATTCCATGTTATAGTTTATTCACCACACCGTTGTGGGATTAAGGAGAAGTGATTGAAGACCTACACACACTGGGATGTATTGATGGCCAGCCCCACAGATCCCCTTCCGATGGAAAAACGGATGTTCCAGTTGACCCGGATGTTTGAGGGTCTGAGCGCCCTGGAGCGCGACCCCGAACCCACCTACGACGACTGGAAGGTGGTGTCCGATGCTTTGAACATGATGGAAACCCTTTTGGTCATGGGGCAGGTGGAAGACCCCGATGACTTGATTGGCGAGGCCGCAATGGCCCTTGCAAAGGCTGGAAACCGATCTTTGAAGGGTCACCCCATCCGACTCGATGGAAGCGCCATACAGCTCATTCGGGCGATCTTGCAGGATTACTGCACGGTGCTGGATAACTTACCGGCACGGACGATGATCCAGGCCCACCGCCAAACTGAGAGCCGGGTGACCAAGATCATCCAAGGCAAAAGCAAACCTCATGACTTGGTGGTGGGCAAATGACCGAACAAGAGGACAAAACATTTTTGCGTCGGCGCAATCGGTTCCGTCAACTGGGTCATGGCGAAGAAGAAGCCAATGAATTGGCTTACAAGATGCTGGTGCGCGACCGTGAGCAAGTTGACCTCAGGATCTGCCTGGAGTGCAAGGGCATGGTTGAAAATCTTTGCCACTTCATCAAAGACAAATCTAAAAAACCCACACAGCAAGCCATATTCATCTTGCAACGCTGTGATCACTTTCAATTGAAGGGGAAGCAATGAATGAAACAGTGGTGACAGTTTTTCTGCTAGGTGCCCTGGCAGTTGCGGTGGCTGGGCTGGTGCTGTATGCGCTGGCAGAGCTTTGGTTTTGGATGGATGAAAAAGATCGGAGGGACAGATGATTTGGAAGATTCAACCAACAGATGGCGGCTATTGGCTGTCCTATGAAGGAGTTCCAGGCGCATGGATTCCTGTATATCGAGATAAATGGTTTCCGATATTCCCCACGTTAGAAGATGTGTTTCAAAAAATTAAGGAAAGAACATGAAAGACCCAGAAGACGAAGCATTTGAAGAACTTGCGCTCAAGCAGGGTCAGTGGAACCACACATCAGGATGGAGAAAGAAACAAATCATGGAACAAGCATTCCCAAACCCTCACCGCACCGACATGACAGGCATGACCCTGCGCGAGTACGCCGCCATCAAGCTCAAAGTGCCTGACAGCGGTACAGATTGGTTGGACGAGATGATTCGTCAATCCCTGAAGGATGACTTTGCGGCAAAGGCAATTCCAGTTGCAATGGAAACCCTGCGCCAAGATTGGACAAAAGATGATGGCGATAGTTGGTATTGGAATAAAACCGAAATTGAAATGCTGGCTGAGAAGTCTTATGCTTTGGCAGACCTCATGCTGAAAGCGAGGGAAGCATGACACCAACACCAAAACTGCGCTTTGTTGAGCGCGTAGTTCCTGCACCTGAATACGGCGAAGGCATAGGTAAAACTGTTCGCATCCTCCAGCAATGGTGGGAGCCAGAGCGAAATATCATTGACATGGTGGCTGGTAAAACACAAGGCGAATGGCGTGATGTACCACTGGAGAAAGAAGCATGAGCAAAGAAGAAGCACTCGCCATCATCAAACTGTTGTCGGCACTGGAGTCATGGGCATTCAGCGTAAAAACCATGCTCCCCGACTATTTGCACGATGACCTTTGTGTGGCGGTAAAAAAACTTGAAAACATTGTTTTGGAGAAGAACACATGACGGCACACACACACAATACATATGACACGATGCGGGTTTATGTGCCTGCGGGCATGTATTCAATCGCAGAAATAGATCAACTGCTTGCCGACATGATAGAGGCAAAGAAACAACAAGACGAGCATTTGAAAGCGGCAATGCAATCACTCAAGGAGAAGAACACATGAGGATACTCGGCATCGACCCCGGTTTAACTGGAGCCCTGGTAATGCTGGAAGACGACCATCCCATCGAATGGATGGAGATGCCCACTTACGTCGTGGGCTCCAGCAACCGGGTCAACTGTGCCGCCCTGGCCAGTTGGATCAAGCAGTGCGGTTTAACCGAGGCATTCATGGAATTGACCGGCGCAAGGCCTGGACAGGGCGTGACCAGCATGTATACCTTTGGCCATGCCTGCGGGAGCGTCTCAGGCGTTCTTGGAGCCCTTGAAATCCCCGTGACCATGGTGACCCCTCAGTCCTGGAAAAAAAGGGCTGGATTGACCCTCAAAGACAAGGACGAGGCTCGATCCAAGGCCATCCAGATCTGGCCACACTGGCGCGATCTGGACAAAAAGGGCAAGGGCCAAGCACTGGCCGATGCCGCACTCATTGCAAAACACGGAAGGACATAAAAATGAACCAGAAGGACATCAACGCCGCGGTGGACTACCTGTATACCCACGGGCAGAAATTTGCTGAGGCAAAGGCCGAGAGGGTACACATCGAGGAGTTCCGCAAAAGCAAAAAGGCTTTGCTCATGCGCACGGCCATGATGGCTGGCACCAAGACAGCCGCGGCGGCTGAGGTGGAGGCCTACGCCGACCCCGAGTACATCGAGCTACTGAAGGGCCTCAAAGCCGCTGTAGAGCGCGAAGAAGGGTACCGGTGGGGACTGATCTCAGCCCAGGCCAGAATCGACTGCTGGCGCTCCATAGAGGCATCCAACCGGGTGATGGACAAGGCGGTGGCATGAAGATCAGAAAACAACGCAAGCGCACGCTGAAGCACATCCAACAAAACAAAAGTTGGGACTGGGCGATTGCCAAGTTCATGGGCAACCTCGTGACGGCCACAAGCAAAATGTCAAAAGCCTTGCAAGAGGCATACGCAAAGGCAAGAAATGAACAACAAGCTCACAGCGGTTGAGCGTGAGTACATCGGGCGGGTGAAGGAACTTCCCTGTTCGGTGTGTGATGCCCCCGGCCCCTCTGACGCACACCACATCAAGCAGTCATGCCAGTACACATGCGTGGCTCTGTGCAAGTCATGCCACCAGGGAAGCATGATGGGCTGGCATGGCCAAAAAAGGGCTTGGGCCATCGCAAAAATGGAAGAGATTGATGCCCTCAATGTGACCATCAAACGGCTAAACGAGAAACCCAAGTATTAACTTCGCTGAAATTGTATTAGGGTAAGTCCCTAGTAAATAATTGGATCAACCCAGTTTTTCCTCAAACTTCGTGTTACAGTTCATTCACTGCAAACGAAGCAGGTTTAACTAAGGAGTTCCAAATGACTGAAGTTCAAGCAACCATCCAAGCCCTCGCAACTGTCGAGTCCCTGACCAACAACATCGACACCCTTGCGGTGCTCGACCGTCAGATCAAAACTCTGACCGCCCAAACCAAAATCCTTAAGGACGGCATTGCCAACACTTTGGGCTTGTGCGAGAAAGATGCCAACGGCAAGATCATTCCTCACCGCGGTGAGAAATATGGTGTCAAGGTCACCATCGAGAACCGCGTTGGCACCGTGGACGTGGAAGCTGTCATCAAGGCCCTTGGCCTCACCGAAAAGGAATTCGACAAGCAATTCCGTGGCGAGTCCAGCGCCGTGATCAAAGTCACCACCACCGCATAACCCACGGGGCTACGGCCCCTCACTTGGAGAACACCATGGAAAAGACTAAATCAGATTACGAACGAGGCTTGGACAGAGGTTTGGAGTTGGCTCTGGAAATCATCAACAGCACCGCCGGTGTGAAGTTTGATAGCGTGGCAGAAGTTGGGATGTACCTGTGGTGGCCTGAGCGTTTCGCCCATTTCAAAAAGCCAGCCAAAGAGAAGGAGCCATCATGAAGCGGCCATTTATCAAGGCATTCAATGCCCTCAAAAAAGCGGGGGTGCCGGTGTACGAGCACGTTGAAGACCGCGGTAACTTCAGCATCAGCAGTGAGGAAGCCGAGAGCTTCAAGTGGGTTGATTACTACGCCGAGTTCCCTTTGTGGCGTGGCGAGAGCATGAACCCGGTGTTGCACAACATGCTGTCCCGGCACAACTTGTATGCGGAGTGGGTCAACCCAGGCCGCTTATCCGTCTATCAAATTTAACCAGGAGAAAACCATGATCGAAAACAGAGAAGAAACTTTTATGCAAACCGTGTACACCTTGCATGAGGTGACCTATGTGCCCCACTACCGAAACCCCAGCGTATTCGTGGGGCCTGGGTATCCAGTGTTCAACAAAGACCGGTACTCTGAAGAGCAACTGGTGTATGCCGGTGCAAAGCGCAGTGGCTTCCCCTTATGGAAGCGCGGTACCCACGGCATAGTCACTGATAAAAACCCTTGAGGAGCCCACCATGAACCCAATGCCACCCCATTCAAAGATCAGTTACCCCAGCGTGCCCAACAAGGACTTCAAGTGGTCGTCCGGGTCTGATGTGCAGGCCATCTGGCGCAAGTATGGGTGGACACCACCCAGCGAGAAGATGAACCCCCCACCGCCCGAGCGGTATGTTGAGCCAACCGTTTTGAGGAGATTCAAATGAGCGACATCACACCCATGGAGGCCTACGCCACAACCGATGGCAGGCTGTTCACAGATCCCATTGAGGCAAAAGTGCATCAGCACGGCCTGGACATTGGGCAAGAGGTCAAAGACTTCTTTGGCATAGCGCCCGTGAGCAACTCATATTTTGCTGATCGGTATGAATACGCAAAATTGTCCGGTGTCATCGCTTGGGAGATGGCCAAAAAATCCAAAGAACTGAAGGAGAGCAATCATGGGTGAGATGGCAGAAATGCATGAGGAGTACGACATTGATGATGATCGTGTCACTCATGCCGAGATTAGGGAAATTGATTGGGTCACGAAAAATGGCACGGTTGTGATGATCAAGGATATGACGGATATGCATTTGTTGAACGCCTACAAAGCAACCACGGATGAAAACTTGTTTGCAGAAATGGTGGTGCGTTTGTTTGAAGCTTTTACCAAACCAAAATTGGAGTTATGACATGAGCAAAAAACCAGAAGTGAGCCAATTGGCCCGACAGATCCTCAGTGGCGGTGGCCACGTCACGTTGTACACCCAGCAAGAGTTCGACGAGGCCTTGGCCATCGGCAAGGCCGAGATCATGACGGTGGCCATTGAAACCTCCAAGAGGGCAGTGTTCATCGAGCGCCAAGCCTGCGCAGACGTGGTGAACAACCTCGCGGACATGGAAGACGAGGGTGCGGTGGCCGCGGCCCTCAGGGACGCCGCAGAGGCCATCTTGAACCGCATATCGATGCAAAGGATGTGACCATGCCACCATTCACCCACAATCGATTCCAGAGGCTCCAGCGTGTTGTGTTTCTGCTGGCAGTCATCGTGGTGATGCTCGACGTGCTCGTGTGGCGACCTTGATGCACAAATACAACATTAGGGAAAGCACCTAGTCAAAAATCTTGGCAAGCTCTAACTTGGTGTTACAGTAGAGGCACTGCAATAAGCAGGTTTAACCAGGAAGCAACATGAACATCATCGACACACTGACAGCACGCATCGAAGACTACCGCGCCACCAACAAGCAACCTTGCAAGAACTACGCAACCAAGGAAGCCGCAGAAAAGGCAACCGCAAAGGCCGCTGAAGCCGCAGGCAAATACTTTGACAGCGAAGGCAAGGCACCCCGCTACGTTGTGTTTTTCATCCCTGCATGGGGTCGTTGGGTTGGTGGCATGGACTACAGCGAGATGTTCCGCCGTCCCACTCACAGGGGCGGATACGTTGGCGCAATCACCGGCTTTTTCACTTACTAAATCAAGAGATCATCATGCAAGACTACACCCTCACCGTCATCAGCAAAACCGGCCACACCCACGACTTCGTGGTGTACGCCGCCACCTTGGATGCCGCGATCGACAAGATGCTGGACAAGATCAGCTATGACGTGCGCGAGATCGTGACCGAAGACGAAATCATCATTTTTTGAGGAGGCACCCATGGTCACCCAAGAGCAATTCCAACACCGTGTGCCAACCGACCTGGGCTTTGGCCCTGTGACGGTGGCATACGACCGCATCGAGCCCGACCCTGAGCATGGCCAGGGCGAGTACTTTGATGTGTACATCTTCAATGGCACCCAGAACCTGACCTACGAGGTCAGCCCCAACCAGTTCAAGCGTGCCGAAGAAGTCGCCCGAACCCACCATCAACATTAGGATCATCATGGCAACAACAAAAAAGGCCCCGGCCAAAAAAGCCCCGGCAAAGAAAAGTTCGGTTAAACCGAATCCCAAAAGTTCGGTTAAACCGAACCTGAAGGCCATGAGCCGACCGATCAAGGTCACGATGCCCCAGCAGAAGTTCAGCATGCCGGTGGAGGTCAGCAACTGGATTGACCAAGCCATGAGCCGCATGAGCCATATGCAATCGGAGATCGAGCGCTTGAAGAGGGAGAACGCCGAACTCAAGGTATATCGCAAGTTCGCCGAGCACCGCATCCTTAGGAGCGAAGCAGAATGACACACAAATGGGTTGAAGTCACCATAAGACTGATCGGTGAGGATTACAAGGAAAACGTGGATGTTTACAGCCAGCGGATCAACTACGACTATTTCCAGCAGACAAGACCCGGCATGGTCGCGGAGATCGTGGCGGTGGTCAATGATCTGCGCATGCCGACACAACAGAAGCCAATGGACTTCACAGACAAACCAGTGAAAGGTTAAACTTCCACCCTATGCGCTGAAATGACTGCGCGACAAAGGACTGGAATATGACCTACACAATTAAGTTAGTTGACGCTCACAAAGAATCTAAAGTAGATTCATTTGGAGGAGCATGACATGGCAATAGGTGTAAAGACAGGCGGCAGGGCACCAGGAACGCCCAACAAGGCCACATCAGATGCCAGACAGGCCATAGCCTCATTTGTTGATGGAAACGCTCACAGGCTCACTGAGTGGCTCGACAAGGTTGCTGATGGGGTGAAGGTCATTGAGGTGGATGCCAACAGTGGGGAGCCAATCGAGCGGTATGTGGTGCCCCCCAACCCGGCAAAGGCATTTGATCTATTCCAGTCAGTGGTGGAGTACCACATCCCCAAGCTGGCCAGGATGGAAGTGGCTGGGGACGACAACAAGCCCATCGTGATCGAGCACAACGTCAATGTGTTCGGTGAACTGCTCAAAAACATGAAGATGACCCGGCAGGTGGAATGAGCGCAATAGCTGAACTTCTGGAAGACCCGGCCCTGGTCGAGGAGTTCGCAAAGCTCCACCCAACCGAGCAGGCGGTGGTCAACTGGCGCATGGGCTGGTACCAGAAGGCCCACAAGCATCAGATCGAGCCCCCAGGGGAGTGGTGGAACATCTGGCTCATGCTGGCTGGCCGTGGAGCCGGTAAGACCCGAGCCGCGGCTGAAACGCTGGCTGAGTGGGCCTGGGAGCAACCCAACACCCGGTGGCTGGTGTCCGCCCCCACAAGCGGTGACTTGAAGGGCACATGCTTCGAGGGCGACTCAGGCCTGCTGTCCGTCATCCCCAAGCCACTGATCGCTGATTACAACAAAAGTTTACATGAGCTAAAGCTTATCAATGGTAGCTTTATCAAGGGCATACCGGCGTCGGAGCCCGAGCGTTTCAGGGGGCCGCAGTTCCATGGTGGCTGGCTTGATGAGTTGGCCGCATGGGAGTACCTCCAAGAATCCTGGGACATGATTCAGTTCGGCATCCGCCTGGGCCAGCGCACCAAACTGATTTGCTCAACCACACCCAAACCCAAAGAGGTGGTGATGGACTTGATCAGCCGGGAAGGTGATGACGTGGTGGTGACCCGCGCCAGCACCTACAGCAACATCAAGAACCTCGCGCCCAGCTTCCAAAAGCAGATCCTCCAGTACGAGGGCACCAACCTTGGCCGTCAGGAGATCCACGCTGAGATCATTGACCCCGAGGAGGGCGGCATTGTCAAGCGTGACTGGTTCCGCCTGTGGCCCAATGGCAAGCAGTTCCCCCCGCTGGAGTTCATCCTCCAGTCCTATGACTGCGCCACGAGCGACAAGACCCACAACGACCCCACAGGCCAGATCACCCTGGGCGTGTTCAAGCCCATGGATGGCGGCATGAGCGTGATGGTGCTGGACTGCTGGCAGGAGCACCTCCAGTACCCCGACCTGCGCCCCAAGGTCATTGACGAGTTTGAAACGGTTTATGGTGAAGGCCGTGAGCGCAAGCTGGTGGACTTGATCCTGGTGGAAGACAAGAGCGCCGGTATCAGCCTTATCCAAGACTTACAGCGTGCCCACCTGCCCGTCCACGCCTACAACCCCGGCAAGGCCGACAAGATCCAACGCCTGAGCATCGTGGCCAACATCATCAAAGCAGGCCGTGTATGGGTGCCTGAGTCGTCCGTGCGCAAGGGATATGTCAAGGACTGGGCCGAGGGCATGGTCAGCCAGATCTGTAGCTTCCCCGATACCGTCCATGATGAGTTCGTGGACTGCATCAGCCAAGGCCTGCGGTACCTGCGTGACGGTGGCTGGATCAGCATCGACGCACCACCCCGTGACCCCTTTGATGGCGACGACATCCTCGACGCCGAGGAGTACAACCGTCGCCAACGTGTCAACCCCTATGCCGTGTAAGTTAACTGTAAGGTTCGGTTAAACCGAGAAGGAGCATCATGGAAGAAGTCAAGGATTATGAGAGGGTCATCCACCGTGAGGGTGTGAAGACCACGATGTGCGCCAACCGGTTTGAGGTGCTGTGCCAACCGCACGCTGAGATCAGCGAACAACAGGTCTGGCAACTGTTTAAAGAGTGGGTAGTATGGCGGCGCAAGAATGACGAGGTGTGAGCGCCTTGGGGTGTGTCAGGTCAAGCCGCGGTGCAAAGGGTGCCCTGGTAGACCTACGCCCCAACAGAAGGCATAATTCCGCAAACCACCAAGAGGACGAGCGGTGCCACTAACCCCACAGCAAATGGCTGATTTTCAGCGCCTGAGGCAATCCTATGCGCCTGTGGTGGAAGCCCAACGCAGGAAGCAACAAGCTCAGGCCAACCTGGAGAAGATGCATGGCCTGCCCCCGGTGAAGCCACAGCCCAAAGCTGATGGTGGATCGGCCAAACTTGCTCAGTTCCTTGAGGGCAGTCACACCCCGATGCGCCTGTACCACGGCACGACAGCGACTGAGGGTGGCAAGCGACAAGAGGCCGTGCGCCGCCTCAAACCCAGCAAGGAGGGCGCATTTGGCCCTGGGGTATACATGACCCCCGACACCGAATATGCCACCGGCTATACGGGCATACCAGCCATGAGCCAGATCAAACGGGATATGGCTGGTGATTCAGACTACGCCCGTGCCGGTGCCACCAAGATGCTCAACCGCATAAACAAGGGTGAGGTCGAGTCCCACGAGGTCGGCGGCAATATGTTGCCATTACATGCCAGGATTTTGAACCCGCTGGTGGTGGACATGGTTGGCCCCGGCGACCCCAACGTGATGGCGCTGATGACAATGGGCGTGTCCAAAGACAAGGCGTATGACATTGTCGAAAAGGCCTATGAGAAGCAAGGTGGCCCCGGCAAGCATGTATATACAAGGGCCAAGGCATTGGGCCATGACGCAATGATCATCAAGCGCAACGGCAAGATCCAAGAGGTGATTCATTACAACCCCAAGATGATCAAGTCGGCCACCGGCAACCGTGGCACCTACGACACCACCAAAGACGACCTCAGCATGGCCAAGGGCGGCTCCGTGATGGGCATCAACGTGGCCTCAGACCGCAAGGCAGGCATCCACTATGCCGACCTGATTGTTGACGGCAAGAAGACCATTGAAACCCGCAACAGTGACACCTTGCGACCCTATGTGGGTAAGCGTGTGGCCATCGTCCGTACAGGCGCAGGCCCCGCCAAAGCCATTGGTGAGGTGACCATTGGCGAACCTATGGTGGCCAACAAGGCAAAGTTCCGGTCAATGCAGAGCAAACACATGGTGCCTGAGGGCTCGATGTATGACATCACCACCCCTACCAAGCATCTGTACCCGTTGCACAATCCGGTTCGATATGACGACGAGCGTGATGTTGGCCATGGGATTGTGTCGCGCAAAGTGATTCACGAGGCCAAGGGTGGAAAGATCGAGGTGCGCCCAACCGTGTTTGATGATGCGGCCAGCCGTCGCAACCCCAAGATTGAAGAGGCCGCTCAAGCCCTTCTGGCAGGCAATATCAAGCAAAAAGATTATGAGAGGCTCGTGGCCAAGGAAAAGCCCGTGAAGCCCTACGACTTCATCCCTAAGCCTGCGACCGACGAGCAGGCCATGGACGTGTTGCTGGACAGGCAGAAGCAAAACTGGCGGTCACATGAGAAATGGCCTGCTTGCCACCGTGTTGGCTTGCGCCTTGACATCCCAGCCTATTAGCGACAGGTCGGGTGGATGAACTCAATCCATGACGAGTCGGGTG